CGTACGGATTAGTTTAGCGCTTCAAACTGCTTTCTGTCTATGTTTTCGCATTTTTCTATAAAAAGGGACTCGTCCCACCAAAATAAAAAGTCAATAAAATATATATCTTGCTTCCCAATATCGGAGAACGAAGCCTACTGCTGGTCCCCCTCCGCTGTCTTAAATGAGGCAGTTAACCCGTTGCTTGCTAGGCCGCTTTTCAAACGCGATGTCCAGCCTTGCTAAAGGCTATCATGACGACGATATCGTTTCCACACTGCTTTTTCAGCGTCCTATACGGACTTTTGCATTCACAATTTATTTCATTTCATTCTTTTGTTTTTACAATTCACTGCATTAAAATGGCGTCTATTGTTTCCTCTTACAACGGCTTTGCCGAAGCTTTCGAATATGATGATGGTTCTCGTTTTACGTATAACGACTCAAATCTTAACAGAGCTATTGAAGATTATGAGATTGAAGAAGTTCTTGACCGCTTTCCCATGGCTGTTTTAGAACGTCTGATATCTCGTAGACAGCTCAAGTTCAACCTTAGAGCTGTTGATCTTCTTCTTTTTTTTCAAGACTCGCCGTTTCTCTCTAGAATGAGATATCTCCATCTTCGTTTTAAAAATGAGCGCAGTTATGCCAATCTCCGTCGTTCTTTTCACACCGTTTTGCGCGAGGCCTCCAAGAGGCATTTCGTCAAGCCTATTACCACCCATCATCTTGGCCCGGTTACTCTCGTAAGTCCTGCTATTTCTTATGAGAATGATATTCAGGAAGTTGTTGCTGAGCGCCTTGCTCATGCTGCTGTTACTGAAAATTACATTCGTAAGAATTTCTTTACCCGAGAACGCGTCCGTGTTTCCGCTATGCGGAAGGCTTACTTCCAACGCCGTAAGCCTCTCGATGATGTTGACGAAGGTATTATTGGTGATGAGGGAATTGTTTTCGATCGTTCCTGCACTACCTGGGACGATGGTTCTGTTCAGCCTGATGAGCTCGATACTCATCCTGGTGAGCGCACTTTTGAGTACGCTTACTGTCCCA